GGTCTTTAATGATGATTGGTGAATTTTCAAAAATACTGTCATCAGCTTCTAATTGTCCTTGCATTCCGCTAGTTCCTTTTTGAAACTCAGAACCATAGATAAACAATGAACATTGTACTCCTGCAGCCATTGATTGACCTGCTGCCTCATAATATGCTACGTCAATTGTTCCAGCTCCTGTGTCAACATCAGTAATGATTGCCTTGTTGCTGTTAACTGAATTAAGTGAACTATCAGATAACATAACTGTTTGTCCAATTCTTAATGCAATTGAACCTGAACCAGGTACAAGCACATCGTTAATTGTCAAAGTAGCTGTAAGAGCGCCTGCTGCTGCTCCTGACTCAACGTTTGTATATTTAGTGTGTAGTCTTCCTTGCTCTGCCCATTTGATAAGGTCAGAGTTAGAAGGCATTTCAGCGCCTACCATTCTTAAGAATGATGCTACTGTACGATTACCATAACGCTCGAATTCTTTCTCGTAAGTATCAGGAAGATACTGATTCAAGAAGTCAAAGTTGGTAATGTAGTTTGTTTGTAATAAAACCTGTTCTGAACTTGGTTGCAAGTCAAACCCAGGTACTGCATCTACTGCCATAATTTTAACTTTTTAATTTTTTAACTATTTTTTTTACTTCTAATTTTTAATCCTCTTCCGCTAGAGTCCGAAACTTGTCTTGCCTTGAAACCTGTATCTCCAATTGCCTGAGGAGTTTGTCTGATATTCATATTGACGTTTTTGCTTTTTTTAGTAACGTCCTGAATTGCATCAGCTTTCCCTTGCTCATAAAAATAACTTGCAAATCTTTGAGGATCCATAGCTGCACTTAATGCAGCATGCCACCCTTTAGCATCACTTATCAAACCGTCTTCGCCTACATATTTTTTGACGAAATTGTTTAAATCGCTTTGCTTAGACTTTCGAACTCAAAACCTTTGAACTCAGGATTAAAAACTTCATTTGTCTTCTTTAAGAAAAACTCATTTTTCCTTTGGTTAGCCTCTAATGCAGATTTAGATTCTTTTATATAACTTTTATAAGCCTCTATTTCCTTAAGTTGTTCTTCAGAAAAAGCATTCCCACTTGACTCAAGAGGAATACTATACTTTTCTTTGTACTCGTTAAGATACTTTTTGGCTTTTGAAAGTTCTCTTTTTTTAGCAATATTTTTCTTTTTTATCTCCTTCTCATCATCTAACTCTTCATCATATGAAAACTTTTCATTCATTAAATAATTAATGTCTTCATTATCTAAATCAGACTCTGTTAAAGAATAATATTCAGCTAATACTTGATCGTCATTTAATTCATCATAGTTCCTGTTGGCTTTTACGAAATCTTCAAATCCACGACCAGTTTGTTTTTTGAAATCCAAATATTTAGACACGTCTTCCGGTAAATTTCCTGCTTGTTCTTTTTGAGCAAACAAATCATCTACAGAAGATATATCTTTATTATATCTATCTTTAATATATGAAAGAACGTCTTCGTCTTTTATAGTTGGACTTTCAACTTCCGAGACCTGCTCGGTATTTTGTTCTACAGGCTGCTCTGCAGCAGTCTCCGTAGCAGTATCTTCAACAACAGCTTTCTGTTGTGAGTTTTCTTCTTCATGCTTAGTAGTTTTTCCTCTACTTCCTGTACTGATTTTTCAGGTACAGATTCTAATGATTTTACTTTAATTTCCATTTGATTTAATTTTTTACAAAGTTAATATATAATTATAATTGAATTTTAAGCTTATCTAGGCTCAAACTCAGCCAAGTCAAATCCATCTAAACTATCCTCATTTGATTCAAAACTTATTGAAGGCAAGTTGTTTTTTCTTTGCTCTATAAGCTTTGATTGTTCTGTGTTAGCTTGAGATATTCTTTCTGACTTAGCTTTTTCTCGTTGCGTCTCTCTTTCCTCCAATCCTTTCTGCTCCATCTGTTTTAGATTAACATCAACTCCTTTAAGTTTCATTTGTAGTTGAAACTCTAAATTCATAAGCTCTGCTTTAATAGAAGCTTCTCCTCTCATCTTTTTAACAGCAAATTCTGCTTTGGCTTGCTCTAATTGTATTGCAGCTTGTTGCTCCATTTGTTGTTTTTGCATAGCAGCTTGTGCGGCCATTTGTTGAGACTGAGCGTTAATCTGTGCTTGTTGTTGAGCTGCCGCAGCTTTTTGCTTCTCTTCTGTATCTTGTTTAGCTTTTCTTTTAAGTTTTAAAACTTGATTAGCTAATTTTAAATTTCTTATTTCTCTAATATCAATTGCATCTTCTAAATTTATAGAATCTCTTTGTAATGCCATTTGAATATTCTGCTCTAGCATTTTCTTTTCTTCCTCGTCAGGCTCTATTTCTATAAATATTCCAAAGTCACTTAAATATAATTTACTTATCTCATCCAAAAGTCCTACGTTGAACTTTCCTATTTGATTTACAAATTCTTCTCTAAAATCAGAATACTCTAAAACATCTGCTATTCTGCTAGATAAAGCAGTACACAGCCTTTGGCTTATTTGAAGACCTGCATCTAAAATATGTCTTGTTGCTGTATTGCTACTTAAGGCTGCTAATTTTTGCAACCCAACTAATGAGTATGAATCAGGTGTAGAACCATCTCTAGCTTCATTTAATCCTGTAACGTCTCTCATCATTTGTAAGTAATGATTATAAGACCCGACAAGACTTTGTATTTTACCTTGACCTGAATTACTATTTAATTGCTGAATTGGAACTCTAGCTTGGTTGAAATCTCCGTCTTGAGTGTAGCTTCTACCAATAACCGAACCTGTTTGAAAAAACATTCGCAATGCATCTTCAGGATTATATGCTTGACCTGTTCCCAAGTCAACTTCATTTAATCCATCTGCATCTATAAACACACCATCAGGAACAACTTTAGATATTACTTGTTGTAGTTTTAAATGTGTTATTTGAATCAAATCTGCAAAGGTTATCATTCTTCTCACTAACGACTCATAAACACCTTTATACATTCTTGGCGCACATGCTACATATTCGGGATAAACTTCTTGAGATGCAGATTGAGGTCTAGCCATGTTTTCTGCCATTTGCCATTTCAAAAGAATATTTGTTCCCATAACCATTACACCCTCATACCACACGTCTATAGTTTTAGATACTTTTTTAAACTTTCCTTCTTCTTGCATTTCAAGAGTTGGATTAAAAGTATCGTCCTTTTCTATAACCTTTTCAGCTCCAGACGAATTTATTTTTTTCTTGTATGTAAAAGTGTGTGTTGTTTTGTAGTTAAAAAACAACAATGTAGCGCTGTCTCTACTAAATAAACTATTGTTATAATATTGAGCAGTATTATTATAGTCGTACCAACTTTGACTATATTTTGCTATCTCATCCATGTCTTGTCTAGTTAAACTAGTGTCTATCTTTTTAAGCTCAACGATAGGCATGGTTTTAATTTCTCCCCAATAAAAACAATCTTGAAAATGCGGATCTTCCGTGTAGCTGTGTACAACATTTGCAGGATCTACATATTCAATAGAAATACCAGAGCCTGGCTTAAAGGTATTCTTACACATAGATACACCCAGAACTGTCTGGTCGTAGTATAATTGTTTTTGTATTTCGTAGTATCTATTTTCAGCTAAAACTGTATTGATTGCTTCTTCCTCTGCAATCTCAATAGATGGTTTGTACTTGAGCTGCATATGTAACGCCAACTCTTCGGATGTATTTGGCACATCTTCTTCAGATGTTGCAAATGTATTTATCCCTAATGACTGCTGAACCTGTTTCATAACGGGTTTAGCTAACATATCTTTTTCTAACTGAATTTGATATTCGCTTCTTTTTTCTAAAGACATTCCGTCTTGAGCAAAAGCATTTATCTTAAATACCCTGTCGGCCATACCATTTACGACAATATCAACAAACTTGGGAATTATAGGTACAGGAGTCCAGTCAAGGTTTAAATAACTTAAGTCACCATCAATGGCTAATTCATTCTTATATTTTTGAATTGATTGCTCTCCACGAGCATATAATCTTAATCTATGGAAATCAGCCCATTGATTGTAGAACCTGCTTTGGCCTCCATCTTTTCTGAACCATTCATATTGAATGGCTTGTCCTATTTGTAACCCAAATTCAAAAGAGTCTTTTTGTTTATCTGAAACAAATTGACTAGGAAATCCTGTTGGGTTTAGCGTGATTTTTACATCCTCCATTTATTGTATAATTTGGCTATAACTTCCCTTATTGTCGTATCTTGCAAAGTTAAGTTTTATTTTTGATTTCTTTTTAATGGGCTGATAAAGGCCCTTTTGTGTGGCCATAATGGCCAAACCCGAACTAATTGAAGCATCAAACTTAGTTCTGTTATTAATATTGAACCTAGCCCAATCCTCTAAAGTTCTACTAAAATACATAGAACCCATACAATCTGAATCTCTAAAAACCCCATCTAAATCTAATCCAACGTGTTTTTCTATGTAAGATTCTATAGCAGCTGCATGAGCTTGTTTTACATCTTCTGAACTGTTGGGTATGCCACCTAATTCTCTTTCTGATTTAGAAAGCTTTGTGTAAACTTTGTCAGGCCTGTTCATAGAATAACCTCTATACCCTCTGTTTTTAAAATGATATAAAAGTCTAGGTTTATTGTTTTCTATTAATATAGGCATTCCATAAAACACACAAGCCATAAGCACGTCTTCAAAAAATATTTCAGCAGTTTGCGGCCTAGCTATATATTCTAAAAAAAACTCATTAGTAGGACCTTCGTCCATGTGAAATTTAGTCATTCCATGCAAAGCTCCATTCGAACCACCACCACCAACTGTTCCTGAAATATCATAGCTATCACAGCCAAAAGCACCCATATGGTCGTTTTTAGGATATTTGACTCCGCCTTTAATGTAATATTGATTTTGTAAATGTTTGTTAGGGGTCCACGAAACATAAAATCTTCCCCTGTCATTGGGAGAAAATATAACCTGAGTGTCTTTTATTCCGTTTTTCCAAGAAAAAGAACCTCTAGTTATAAATCTATCTTTTATTAAGGAATCGTTATAATCTATTTGCTGATAAATCTTTTGTAAGTTAAAAAGAGATTGCTTGCTTTCATCTCTAAAAGCATGAGATTCAGTTCTAGGAAATTGTCTGTAATATTCATTCAATCCGTCAGGATCTGACTTTAAACCCTCTACCTCATTGTTCCAATGTTCTATAACCCCTGTATCAATAATGTCTCCGTGAGGGCCAACGCAATCCTCCTGTGGCGTTTCGAATACAGGCATTCCATAAGAATCAATGAATCCCTCGTAATTCCATTCCATAGGTATGAACAAAGAATATAATCCTGACTTAGTCTGTCCATTCCTGTTTCTTTTTGTAACATCCGAATCATTGTATAGTTTTTTAAAATTACCGCCCCCCTTGTCTAGTGCGTTTGATGTAGAACCCATCATACATTTTCCTATAATTCTACTACCTAATCTTAAACAGGTTTTTGTAACTCTCCAATTATTTAAAATATTGTCAGGCTTTTCCCATTTTCCGCTTTCATCATGAGCAAGTAGTTTTAGTTTTTCTCCGTCATACGAGTTGTCCCCCGTGTTTTTCCAGTCGATTGTGGTGTCAAGTCCCTCAAGCTCTTTAACGGTTTCGTTTGCATCCAATTTTTTTCTTGTAAGTTTTGATGCGGGTACTCTGTAGGCAAGTTCTGTCTTGGGACGATCCATTCCGTCCTGGATGGGCTTGAAGAAGAAGGGATAGTTGAGGGATATCGGTACGACCTTATCGGTAAACATCTTTTTAGCATCCGACCCTGTTTTTGACAATATGCCATAACGTGAATCTCGTGAGGTTGTGGCCAAATGCACAAGTTCTGATGACGACATAAAGCTAAATCCAGAACGTCTGTTCTTAAGATAGCACATTCCGTAAGACCTTCCGTCTGCTTTACAAGCTTCCCAAAAAATAAAGAATAATCTGTTTGACTCCCTAAAGTTTGGCTGCCCAACATCAATCTTGGTCCAGCGCAAGTACATGTAATGAGAGCCAGTAATATAAGAAGGCTTGTCTTTATTAAAAAACCAAAAACCTTTTTCTCTTCTTTCGAACTCTTTGTCAATATAGTCATACCATTTTTCTTTAAAATTGTCAGGATATTTATCCCAATCAAACACGCTTTTTATTTTGCTTAATTCCCTGGGATATTCTATATCGCTCCAATAATTATTTTCAAAATGATATACGTCTTCTTCTTTAGGTAAAGCAATTTTTAAATTCTGTATCTCATACACCTCACCAATCATGCCGCTTTTTGATATAACTACAACATCATATTCTTTGTTATACCCATACTGCCAAAGTCTTTTTTTGTTATTGGACTTTATTACATTTTCCGGTATAGCGTCTTCTAATATTTTATATAAACTTTGCTCGTACATTACTTAGACCTACCTTCTGCAAAACCTTTAAAAGACGAAGCTTTACTTTCGGTTTTGTCATTTTGAATCATATTATTTTCTTCTTCTATCCTTGTTAATATTTCAAATGCATCAAATATTGCCAACTTTTTAGATGCTGCTGCATTTTTAAGTCTATCTGCTGCTATATCAGGTGCAAGCCCGTCTAAGTCTTTTTTTAAAATGCTTTCATTTGCAACTTTAATAAGCTCTTTGACAGCTTTTTTTCCTGCCTTTATAATTTCTAATTTTAATTCAGTATTATTCATAGCATTAAAGTTATATTGTTAGTAAACATTCTGTAAAGTTTTTCTCCATCTACAGTAAACTCATATTCACTATTGGGTTGAAAAGAAATCTTATCACCCTCCCTAATACCTTTGCTATTTAATTCTTGATTTGAATATTTTAACACACCGACTAAAGGTTCTTCATCTTGGTGTGTTTTAAGGTAGTGGTTTTGTTTTTTAATTGGTTTTACCATGCAATATTTAGAATGACACGACCATTTATCGTCATGTTTATACATGTAAAACTGATCGAAGTCTATAAAGAATAAATTATCTTTAAAAAAACTTTTACCACTTCTTTCTTTTCCTTTCATGTCATTATAATATTTAAAAACATTATGATGAACTAAAAGTGTATCTCCTGGAGATATTTCTCCATTATAATTTATAGGCACAGATATTACTTCTGCGTATCTATTTGATGCGGTATAATCCTCTTTGGATGTGCTTGTTATAAAATCAACATTTCCAATTTTTTTTGTGTGATTATACCTTCTGTCATTGTATGGTTTTACAATGAAGTAAAAAGGTGATTTCATTCAAAATTTATATTATATTCAATTGATATAGGCATGTTAGAGTTAAATTCTTTCCATAAAAATATTTCTCCTTTATTATTTTCAATCCATATTTTAATAGAATTGTTTTCTAACACATGCTTTATTAAATGAATATAATAATTTCCATTTAAAACTTCTTGGTCAACTATATAGTGCATTGCACTAGATTTATAGTCAGCTCCTACTGATATTTTTCTTATATCCATTATATTTCATTTTATTTTACTGATTTTAATAATCCTGATTCATATGTTAGTTGTGCTGTAGTTCCTTTTGAATTTATTACTACAGTTACTGTTCCATCATATCCACTAACAGATGCATCGCTTCCTGCAGGCCCTTGTGGCCCTGTAGGCCCTGTAGGCCCTGTAGCTCCTGTAGCTCCCGTAGCTCCTGTAGCTCCTGTATCCCCTTTAGGCCCCTGAGGCCCTGTTGCTCCTGTATCCCCTTTAGGTCCCTGAGCAGCAGCTTTACCACAGTCTTTTCCAAATGCGCAAACAACCCAAGTATATAAATCTTCTAAATCCTCTCTTAATTGTTCTATATTATTAATAAGACCTTTAACATTTTCAAACTTTGCGTTATCATCAACAAGATCTATTATTGTTGACGCATCAGTAATTGCATCTGTTTCTTTTTGAGGTGTTTCAACCTGACCATCAGAATCCTTTGTAGGTTCAGATATATTCGGGTTGTTTTTATAAAGGGGTTTAGAAAGTTTTATATTGTCGTTTAATGTTGTTGCCATGTTTAACTGTTTTCTGTGTATTCTATTATAAATGTTGCTGTAGCTCCATAAATATGTCCTGTACTTCCAGAAGCCACATAAGCAAATTGAACTCTATCTCCTGCGCTAAATGTAGCATCAGTATCTGAGTACTCATATACTCCCATCATACCATTAGCTCCACCACTAGTTGTTGTGGGTGTTTGTGAACTTGACAATGACCCATCAACATACACTCTAAATGATGAAAAACTTGTTGCTGTTGGAGTAGGGCCACTTATGTGTTTTATTCTTATTTGTCGAACCCTTCCATTATATGGAGCAACAAAATTATTGTAATATTGATTAGTAGTGGTTTCAGATGTTGTTCCACCCATTGGCATATATATAACACTCCCAGACTGAAAACTACTTGCATAAAACACAGATGTTAGCGTCATTTTTTCCCAACTCCATTCAGCTGTACCTTGACCTTTAGATTTTAAATTTTGACCTGCTGAACCATAATTTCCAAGAGCGTCTCTTACCCCTGAACTCTCTAAATAAAGATTTCCTTTAAATATATGGAGCATATTTTTAGGAGTACAGTTTATACCGACATGAAAAGCATGTTCAATTACTTCATTTGTTATATCCCATTTACTAAACGCACCTCCTGTAACTCCTGTAAAATACCCATTTACATCTCCTATTCTAATATCCTCATTTACTGAATCAATATAAAATAAATCTGAAGTACCTGCATTTCCGGTTTTCCCAATATGAGTTTTTGAACCTCTTAAATATGTAATTCCATCAACTTGTAATGTTGTTTGTGGAGATGAAATATTAACCCCAACTCTAGAGTTAATTGTGTCTACATACAAAGTTCCATTATCAACATTTAAGTCGTTTAAAAATTGTATTGCCATTTAATTATTTTATTAATTAACCTACATAAGTAAGTATAACTTCATAAGCATTATCACTTATTGTTCCCGTAAATTTAACTACAAGGTTTGTTCCGCTTCTAGTAACTTCAGGATATACTGTTTCTCCACCTGCGCTAATAACTTCACATTTTACGTCTTTAGCTGTTGAAGCTCCACTAAATGAACTAGTAACCGCATATGTAAATGTTGTAATATTACCAGATGTGCTACCGCCTGTTAAAGCAACTCTATCCCCTAAAGCTCCCGTATCCACTGGTGTTGCCCATGTACCGTCACCTCTTAAGAATGTAGTTGAACTACCTCCTGAAGGAACGTGACCTACATTAGAACCTCCATTATATGCCATTGATTGAATCTCAACATTTCCTACAGTTGGGTCAACAACTATTGGAGTTCCTGAAGAAGTACCTGGCGCTACTTCATCAACCGCAGTAACCGCTCCTGTTGTATCTGTCCATGGAACGTTAACAACAAGCTTATCATTACTGTTGATTTGAATTGGATATGTTCTACTAGCAGTAGATGAAGCTGTGTTAGCCGCAACTGACTGTGCTGTATATGAAATAAGGTCAGCTCTAAATGTTGTTCCATTCAGGTCAACACCTTGGCCTGCTGTATAAGTTGTGTTTGTATCTGTCCAAGGAACATTTACAAGCATTTGGTCAGAAGCATTTAGCTGTACTTTGTATGACCTTCCAGCTGTACTTGATGCAGTATTTCCTGCTACAGTTTGAGTTGTGTTAGTTCCTAGTTTTACTAAACCTAAAGTACTTGAAGTTGCTGTGCTATATTGAGTATCTGTAGGCACTACCCATGTTCCATCACCACGCAAGAATGTAGTTGCACCACCACCACTTGGAACAATACCTAATGTAGAACCACCTCCGTATATATCAGAAGAAACCCATCCATTTGCTGTTACATTAAAATGTGCAGAGTTAAATCCTGCTACACCTTTTTGAGTCGCTCCATCTGTAGCTCCTTGTCCTGCAATATTTTCATCAGCAATAACTACAACATAATCTGAAGCTGTAGGTGATGAGCTTGCTGGAATGTTTGTATCTGCAAATATAAAATCACCAGGTTCTACGTTGTCTGAAAAGAAAGAACCTGCAACAGTAACTACATAAAAATCACCTTGATTAAGCTCAACGTTGCTAGAACCTGTTAGAGCAGGAGTGTTTGTGTTTGCATTATATCCTCCTTGGAAACCTCCAACACCGCCAACCTGCTGTAATACATATGCTTTAGAAGCAGCATCTGTAGAAGCACTTGGGGTTTGAGGTATTGTTACTTGACCTGTAAAAGTTGCTGTTGAACCTGATAAGTCTCCAACTAAAGTAGTTTCATTATCAACAGTAAGGTTATTTCCTACTGTTAAATCATTTGTAATTTCAACATCGTCTTGA